ATTTGACTGTACCTTCATACATCTTGGAAGCTGCTGCCACTTTTTGTTGTGCAGTAACCGGCAGCACTGCTGCCTATGCCACAATGCTCAAAACAATGGGCCGAATCAATGCAACTACTCCACTACTCGTGGAAAATGTCGTTCTCGCAAAAGAAGGCGCATTATGCTCTGGCATATGGGGAACTTCATTCAAAGCCGGCGCTTGTCAGTACATAATTGTGTACGTTGTCGTTCGTGAAGTCATTGGACCACTCTGTACACCTGAGTGGTATGTGCAAAATGTTACCGTCAAAGTATGCGGTGATGATCTCGTCATTTCATGGTCAAGGCGAGCACACAATCTTGGATTTCGCGCAGATTATTTGCGCACAAAGACAAAAGAACTCTTTGGCATGTGTTACACTTCAACACTAAAAGAAGAAGGTGAACTCGAATGCATTCCTTTAAAGGACTTATCATTCTGTTCACGAACATTCGTTCACCTTCCTGGGCATCCACAATTATGGACTGGACGATTGAAGATCGAAGCAATGTCTTCATCACTCTGTTGGACTAAACTTACCAACGAAAGTGAATTGATTAACCACCTCGATGCTTTCGCTCGCGAATTTGCCGCCTGGGACGACAGTTATTATAGCAAGTTCATCGCGTTGCGACAAACAGTTTTACCTAGTCTCGCTGTGAAGACATTGAAAACTTTGCGCCAGGAGTTGCATGATCAGATTTTATTCGCGATCGATGCAAAATTCATCAAACAAGAGGATACTGAATTCAAATACACATTAAAAATGACTGATACGCTTCCAAAAGCAAAAGCAATACCATTCAACGAAGATCCAGCAACCTTCCAAGTTTACAAATTGGAGGACAAAACAATGTCCCCTATGACAACCGCTACTTTATTTCGGCGGTTACGTGATGCATTTTTAAATGCACAGACAATTGACGATTTTATTCAAGAACCAATTTTCAAAATCGTCAGAGATTTAAACTATCCAGAAGTCTTTGTCACACAGACTCTGAATAGAGACGGCAATATCATCCAGCTCGTCTCACCACAACCATTCTCACCTACTAGTTGGGTAGAAATTGTAAAATTTCTTTCAACACAGCGCGGAGTCCTACCATCTTGGATACCTGTTGTGTTTAAGTACCATCCTTATGGCACTTCCAATAAAGAAAGAGCTTTCCAGTCGCGATATACTATCGGCATGGCGATCGCAGATTTCCTTCTGCGTGGTCGCATGGACGCATACAAGGCAATCCTGCGTGAAAACAACAATGTTGGCGACGCTGCAACTAAAGTTACAGGTAGCGTACAGGATTCGGAGACCGATATTCCAGCAAGTGTGACACCAAAAATCGCTGCAATAGAACGCGTTTTGCGAACGGAAAAATGTCCCGAAGAAACTGCTCGCCTAATGCATCCTAGTATGTATTCTGGCATCAAAAATTGGTACCGACGTGTACCCTTCACACATTCATCAATAAAAGACCCTCACGTCTTCCACACACACTTATGCAGCAACTGCGATCAAGAGTATGGCCACAGTCACGCTCATGGCGTGAACGAAAAAACCCATTCTCTCTGTAATGCTTGCCTTGCAAAATTTGCAAGTGATCAGAGTAAATTCGCTGTCAACGAAAAGGTCATAAAAACAATAAAAAGCAAAAATGGCGAAAACATTGTGCGCATCATTAAAAAATACAAAGTTCAAAATGCAGCTACTAGTCCGTTAGTCCCTTACGATGTGGGCGACGAATCTGCTGCTGATGGGCCTGGACCAGCAACCACCTCGCATGTTTCTAACACTGGAGGATTTGTTACTGGACAAGATGCCACTGCTGGCTCTGCTTCTGCACAAGCTGGCGCTGTAGTTGGACTTACAAACGATCCACTACCTGCAATCACAACTGGCAACCCTGCGTTAAGTATGGGCATGATGGCTGGAGAAGCTCTAACCTCTGCTCTTATTGTAGCACCGGGAGTTGTTGGTCAAGAACTCGTGCACCAAACCGGATATGGACAAAACTTGCTCACTTTAGCAGGTAAGAAAATGTTCTTACGAACCATCAATGTCAATGTTGGCACTGGCGCTGGAGTAATTCTCTTCAATGAAGAAATTAATCCTTGGAACAAACGTATTCTCAACAAGTATGCTCAAGTTTGGGCTGATCAGCATGCCAGATTCTATGGCAATCTCAGACTGCACTTTGAAATGATTACTTGCGCCACTATCATTGCTATGTTTCGTGTTTACATGATACCACAAGCAATGGCTGACACTACTCCACTCACTCTGGAAGCTCTAGATGCTTTCCCTTACATGAGTCTTACTGGAAATTCAACTGGCGAGAACTTCATTGACCTCAATCCAACAATCACACACAATGCGCAAACTGGAATTTGGCGCAATTCAGCAAAAAACTTTGGTCGAATTGTTATTGCCACTGCTTGCAAAATTCAAAACACAACTGCTGAAAACATTCAAATACAATTACGTGTTTTAGCAAGCTTACCTGAAGGATGTATCTATGACATCCCTTATGACTTAATCACTCCGCAAATACCTGAAAACGTAGGCGGAAATTCTATGTTGGACATTGGCATAATTGGATCTGACGTTTTGTTAAGCAGTGATGGCTATCACGTTGACACTTTGCGTTGGTTAGAAACACCAACCATCTCTGACGACTGGCTCCCAACTACTTTAGTTCGTGGAGCACTTATGTGTTACCCCTACTCTGATGTCGGCGTATTTCCTGGATGGATGGTTAGTGGCAACAAAGCCTTTCCATACGGCACATTCGGTCGTGATTCAAAACTTCACGCTATATTTGCATTGGACGGAAATAAACATTCTGGAGTGAATTACACAGCAGACACTGCGCCATCATTGAACGATGGTAGCTATGGCAAGCACATGCAAACGGTTCGTGAAGCAATGCACAAAAGAATGCCCACTGGCAATGAAACAATCAATTACCAAAATGTGCAACTCAATCAAGTTACCACCGTTTTTGCTGGCAAGGTCGGTGGAGGCAACTTCTTCATGTGGAAGAACAATGTCACCCGCATGATGATTAAAGAAGGACGTGGACTGGCTTACAATTACGACAAGTCGTTGACATGTGTGGACAACACTTATTACATCGAAAACTATGTTAAAAGTGGAG